CATTGACTTTCTCTCCGGGCCATTATCTTTTCCAGAGCAAAATGCTTTTATTCAAGATAACTCCAAACTCAAATCTCTATTAACCTCCAGACGTGGAGGTAAATCATATGCCGTAGCTCTCAATATGATGGATGTTTGTCTCAAATCTTCCAATGTTACCTGCGCTTACATCGGATTAACCAGAGACTCCGCCAAGAATGTTATTCTGCCTCATCTCAAAGAAATCAAAAAGAACTTCGGAGTTAAATGTAGATTCTATAAATCTCCAGCTTCCGTTCAGTTTCCAAATGGCTCCACCATTCTGTTCTTCGGCATCAATGATACCGAGGAAGAAAGAGAAAAACTATTAGGTCAACACTTTAAACTGGCTGCCATCGATGAAGGTGCCTCCTATACCATTGACCTCAAAACTACCATCAAAGACTTTATCGAACCTACTCTCTGGGATGATGACGGCCAGCTCATCATTATAGGCACTCCAGGCAATTTAAGAAATTACTTCTGCGACATTACCGAAGGTCGAGTGCCTGGCTGGTCCAATCACTTCTGGCTAACAGATAAGAATCCAAAAACCAGAGATAAATACCTGCAAGAAATTACAGAGAAACGTAGATTATATCCAAACATCGACCAAGATCCAGGCTTTCAACAACACTACTTAGCCAAATGGACCATTGATACCGATAGAATTCTTTATAAATATCAAAGCTATAACCTTATCAATGACTTTAAACCTAAGTATCCAATTGAATCTTATACTTATGTTTTAGGTATGGACTTAGGTTGGACCGATCAAAATGCTTTCGTGGTCGGCGCCTATCATCCGCATGATGGCTATATGTATTTGCTAAATTCATATTCCGAAGCCAATATGTTAATGGATATGACCATTAATAAAATACATGAATTAAAAAGAACCTATCCAATCTCTGTCTATGTCATCGACTCCGCCAATAAAGCCTACGTAGAAGAAATGAGATATAGAACCAGAATACCTTTTCAAGCCGCCACTAAACCAGAAAAGATGAAGTATATCCATATGATGAATTCCGATCTGATTCTCAATAAGATTCAAATCGTGGAACCTAACTGCCAATCTCTTCTGCAAGAATATCAATCTCTTACTAAATTAGAAGAATCTAATAAGTATGAAACAGCTGTCGGCAATCAAATAGACCACAACTCCGATGCCGCCTTATATCTATGGAGATATTGTTTCCATTATAATGCGCAACCAGAAGAAACTGAACTCAAAACTCCAGAACAACTCCAAGATGACTGGTGGGATCAACAGGCCGATAAACTCAATAGACGTAAACATAACAATTTTCTGGAAAATGATTGGGAATAAAAAGGAATTATTAATGAAAATAGAAACGCTACAACAATTAGAAGAAGTCATTCAACTGGCCATGCAGCATAAGTTGGAGATTCTGGAAATTGATAATATTAAGATCGTCAAAACTAAACATGACTACTTTCAACCTCTGTCCAACCAATCACCAAGAACTCTTGATGACGAATTGTTCGGTAATGGTTAAAAAGGTAGTTAAGTCAAAGGATTATAAATGACTGTTATTACTGAGTATTACAACAATCAATCACAAGTCCAACTTAATGAGAAATGGTGGGAGGCTGACATCGACTCGGCCTTTCAGAGTTTATTCTCCATTGTCAAATACATCGAGAAGAACCAGTCCTACCGTAATACTCTTAATCTTAGATATGCTAAACTCTATCAGAATGTAGAGATGCTCGGCCTTTCCGCCGGCACCTACGCCAGAGTCAATCTTACTAACTTCAATCATAATAGAGTCTCTTACAACGTTGTCAAGTCCTGCACCGATACCGCCGCCTCCAAGATTGCTAAGAATAAACCAAAGCCTTTGTTCTTAACCAAAGATGGCGACTATAACCTTAAGAATAAGGCTAAGCTATTAACTCAATACGTGGAAGGTATGTTCGATAATATGGACATTTACCGCGTAGCTCAAAAGGTGTTCATTGACGCCTGTGTCTTCGGTACTGGTGCTCTAAAGTTTTACATTGATCCAGCTTCTTTAGAAATTAAAGCGGAAAGAGTGTTCATTGACGAGATTATCGTGGATGATGTGGAAGGTATGTACTCCTCTCCAAGACAATTGCACCAACGTAAATACTATTCCAGAGATGTCTTGCTAGGTATGTTTCCAAAGCATAAGGAACATATCATGAATGCTACCGCTTCTCTCTCAGGTGAAACTGCTACTCAATCCACCGCCGATAACGTAGTAGTTATTGAGTCCTGGCACTTGCCTTCTTCCAAAGAAGCTAAAGATGGTAGACATATTATCGCCATTGATAATTGCACATTGGTCCTTGAAGATTATGAAAAGGATCATTTTCCATTTGTCTTTTTCCGTTGGACCGATAAGTTAGTTGGCTTTTGGGGCATGGGGCTGGCCGAGGAACTAATTGGTATTCAATTGGAAATCAACAAGGTATTGAGAGTTATTCAACAAGCTCAGCAACTAATGGCAGTGCCAAGAATCTTCGTGGATGTAGCTTCCAATATCAATACTGGCCATATTAATAACGATATCGGTTCCATTATCAAATATCAAGGACAACCTCCTGTTTTCCAAACCGGCCAAGCCAATAGTCCAGAAGTCTACCAATACCTGGAAACATTATATAATAAAGCCTTCGAGATTACTGGTATCTCCAGACTCTCTGCCGCTTCCACTAAACCACCTGGACTAAACTCCGGTGTGGCTCTGAGAGAATATCAAGATATCGAAACCGAAAGGTTTATGTTAGTTGGTCAAAGATATGAAGAGCTCTTCATGCAAGCCGCTAAACATATCATTGAATTATCCAAAGAACTATATGAAGTCTTTCCTAAGTTCCATGTGGTAGTCAAGACTAATAAATTTGTCAAGAAGATTAAGTGGGAAGATGTCAATATGAAGGAAGATGAATTCGTCATGGATGTCTATCCGGTTAATATGTTGCCATCTACTCCGGCCGGCAAATTGCAAACAATTCAAGAACTTATCCAAGCTGGATTAATTCCTCAAGACCAAGCTCTAACTCTATTGGACTTTCCAGATTTAGAACATTTCATGTCATTAAGAACAGCTGCTCAAGATAATATTGAGAAAATGCTTGGTATAATGATAGAGGAAGGTAGATATATTGCTCCGGAACCATTTATGAATCTAGAATTAGCTCTGGAATTAGCTCAAGAGACTTATCTTAGATCTAAATGTGATAATTTAGATGAGAGCAAATTAGATTTACTAAGAACATTTATGGATGATATTAATACACTATTAGGTGCTAATCAACCATTACCACCACCTGAAGCAGTTGGTGGTCCGGTAGCACCTGGACCAACACCAGGCACAGCTGAATTAGGAGTAGCACAAGGCGCTCCATTACCACCTCCTGGACCAATTGGTATAGCCTAAAGGAAACTATGAGAATACATAATATGATTACATCTTTTTCTAAAGAAAAAGCAATTGCTGAATTAACTGAATTAGCCGAGAGATTAAATCTTAAGGATTTTGAAATTAAGCAAGTAGAATTAGAACCAGACGGTTTGATTCCACTAAGAACAACAGATACTGGTGGATTGAGATTTTTATTAATTACTGAGGAATAACACATGACTGAAACTAATTATTCAGCACCAAATCAAACTATTGTCGAATACGTTAATAACTCTGCTCCAGTAGTAGAAGCACCTGCACCTACAGAAGCTCCAGTAGAAGAAGCCGCGCCAGTAGAAGAAACAGCTCCAGTTGAGGCCGCACCAGAAACAGCACCAGAACCTGAGGAAGATCCAAAGTTTGCCTCTCGTTTTGCCGCTCTGACCAAGAAGGAAAGAGAAATCATTCAGAGAGAAAGAGCCTTCAAAGAGCAGCAAGCCAAGCTACAAGCCTATGAAAAGGCTATGCAAAAGGCTAAAGAGAATCCATTGGAGTATTTGCAGGCAGCTGGATTGACATTAGAGGAAGCTTTATCACAGATTATCAATGAAGGTAAGGAGCCAACCGAGCAGGATAGGCTTAATTCCATTGAACAAAAGATTAAAGATTATGAAGAGCACCAGAAACAATTGCAGCTTAGAGCTCAAGAATATAGAAAACAACAGGAGCTGGCCGCTATTCATAATGATATTAAAGCCTTTGTGGATCAAAATGAAGAACAATATGAATTGATCAAGGCATATAATAATATAGATTTAGTATGGAGTGTCATTGAACGCACTTATCTGGAAACAGGTGGAAAGGTTCATTTGACCACCGAGCAAGCCTGTCAAGCTGTTGAAGAGCAGTTATTGAGTGAGAAAATGGAAGAGCTTGAACTTGCTAGAAAATTAAAGAAACTACAAGCAAAGTTGGCGCCTGAGGTTTCTACAGAGAGTAAACAGCAACCAGTTAGTAAAACCGTTAGTCCAACATTAACCAATTCTGGAGGAACCGTCTCTACATCACCTCCAAGAAAGTTTAAAACTAGAGAAGAATCATTAGCTGATGCAGCTAGACTTCTTAAGTGGAAAGACTAATTTTAACTAAAAGGATAACACTATGTCTCTCGATATGACTTCATTTGACGCTGCTTTAAAGCAACACTACACTGACGAACGTGTAGAAAACATGGTATACCAAGATAATCCATTCTTGGCCTTAGTCTCCAAGAGGGAAGACTTCGGTGGTAAAAACCTACCAATTCCATTAATTTATGGAAATCCGCAGAATCGTTCTGCTACCTTCGCTACAGCTATTGCTGGTACGACTACATCTAAGTTAGATGATTTCGTATTAACCAGAGTTAAGGATTACTCCATTGCAACTATTGATAACGAAACTCTAGAAGCTTCCAAAGGCAATGCTAATGCATTCTTAGAGGCTGCTACTGTTGAGATTGATGGAGTTATCAACAGCTTAACTCGTTCTCTAGCTCAAAAGCTATTCAGAGACGGCTGGGGATCAGTTGGTCGTATTGACTCAACTGTTACTGGCACTACACTAACTCTATTAGACAGCAACGACGTTGTTAACTTCGAAGTTGGTCAAGAGTTAGTCTTCGCTGCTTCTCTATCTAGCGATGCCTTAAGAGATTCTGGTGATAGCGTAACTGTTACTGGTGTCAACCGTTCTGCTGGAACTCTAACTGTAGACAACCTTTCTGGTATCTCCGGTTTGACCGCTAACGACTACATCTTCTTGAAAGGTGACCGTCAGGACTCTGCTACTCCAAGCAGAATTGCTGTGGCTGGATTGGAAGCCTGGTGTCCAGTTTCTGCTCCTGGTTCTACTTCCTTCTTCGGAGTTGACCGCACTGTAGACGTAACTCGTCTAGGTGGATTGAGATTAGATGCAACCAGCTTACCAATTGAGGAAGCCTTAATTGGTGGAGCCTCTTTGGTTGCTCGTGAAGGTGGAAAGATTGACCACTACTTTATGAGCTACTCTATGTTCTCCGCATTGGAGAAGGCACTTGGCACCAAGGTTCAATACGTTGATGTCAAGATGAATGCTGAGATTGGTTTCCGTGGTATCATGGTCAATGGTCCTCGTGGTCCAATCAAGGTCATTCCTGACCAAAACTGTCCATCTGATAGAGTTTTCGGTGTTCAATTGAATACTTGGAATCTTTACTCTCTTGGCAAGGCTGTCAGAGTCATTGATACTGATGGATTGCAAATGCTTCGTCAAGCTTCTGCTGACGGTGTTGAAGTTCGCTACGGATTCTACGGTAATCTAGGTTGCCGCGCTCCTGGTTGGAACATCAACCTTAATGTCACTGCACCTTCCAGCTTCTAATTAAGCTATCGCCGGTAGTCATTGAATTGATTACCGGCGGCTATGAAAGTTAAACTGTTTTCGTAAATGGTATGGCATTGAAATCTCCTAAGAATCGTTCGGTTTATTCTCCAGTTTAACTTTCACAAGTTTGGAAAGTACTACAATAACAACACCTATTGCCTCAGAGTGCTTTCCAATTATTTTCTATCATATCCAATAGTGGACTGATAGCTTCAACAGAAGGAATAAATAATATGGCAAATCGTTGGTTTAATCAATTTAAAGGTTCATTAGAAAAAGGCGTCGTTCAATTAGACGGCTATGTAGATTTAGCTTCCAATGCGGCAGTTAACTCCGAGACCATTCTTGGAGCATCCGTAGCCAAGACGACTACTGGAATTTATACTATTACATTAGAAGACAGCTATCCAAAGCTATTGCATGTTGGTTTGACAATGTTCTCCATTGGCACCAATGCTGCTGGCTTAATGAAGGTAGTTGATGTTTTGGATGCAGATGGTAACAGTGTGGCGGCTACATTGGCTAATGTTAAGAAAATTAAAGTAGCTACATGTACTTCATCTACTGGAGCGCCAGCTGACGTATCAGTCAAGTGTGGATTCAGTGTTCACATTGTTCTAAAGAATAGCACGGTGTAATATGAAAGATAGAATCGATATCATTGTTGGCAAATTAAAGCCAATGGCCGATAAACCAAAAATGAAAATGGAACGCAAAGATAAAATGCAATCCGATGATTTTGTTCAAGAAATCGATATGGATGAACATTCTATGATGCATGAAATGATTGGTGAAGCGGTATTACAGGCAGTCAAGCAATCAGATGCTAAAGCATTAGGTGAGGCGTTATGTGATTTGGTTTCCTATCATATGAACAAGGAAGACTCTGAAGAAGACTCTGAAGAGTATTAATAAACATAATTAATTAACTAAATAGCGTCTGAGAAAGCCAAAGCTTTCGGGCGCTATTTTAATATAAGGATTATAATGACTACTTTAGCAGAGTTAAGAGACTTAGTATTACAACGAGTGGATATGGTTAATACCAATTTCATCTCCGACGCTGAATTAAATTCTTGGATTAATCAAGGTGCCGATACTGTCTATGATCTCATAGTTCAAACCTATGAAGATTATTATACAAATTCATTTCAATTTACAATTGCATCCAATGAAGATGGCTATACACTACCTGATTCGGTGTATAAGATAAGAGGCTTAGATTTCCAAGTAAGTGGAGATTGGTTGACGGTGCATCGTTTTACTATGGCCGAACGCAATCGTGCCAATCGCCAAATCAATCGCGGCTTATTAGGTTTTACCAATATTAAATATAAATGGATTGGTAATACCATCAAAATCATTCCGGCTGAACAAGCTGCTGGTACTTATCAGTGCTGGTATATTCCAAACATCACACCATTAACCAATGATTCTGATGAGTTGCCAGTAGATATAGATCGTTGGAAGGAATTAGTCATAGCGGAAGCTGGAGTTAAGTGTTTGATTAAGGAAGAGTCAGATCCATCTGGATTAGAGAAAGAGCTAATGGAGATGAAAGGTAGAGTTCTTCGCATGGCAGCTAATCGAGATGCTGGCAGTCCAGAGAGAGTACAAGATGTCAGATATGACTATGATCCATGGGGGAGGTTTTAATGACAAATGTTAAACAAAAATTGTGTTTTCAATTACAACATCAAATTAATCGCGAAATTGTTCTTGAAGAACTAAAGCATAAAATGAATGATTTTATTCCTTCTGATGGAAGAATTATCAAAATAGTAGTTGAGTTTTCAACTCCATCAAAGGACAAATAATGCCATTCAAGAGTAAAGCACAACAAAGGTTTATGTTTGCCAAACATCCAAAGATTGCTAAGGAGTTTGCCTCCGAGATGACCAAGGAGCAATTTGAGGAATTGCCTAAAAAGAAGAAAAAGAAGAAGACTGAAGACGGTGCAGTAGAAAGAGCTAAGGCTAAATATGGCAGTTAAATCATTTAAGAAATTAAATACTGCTGATCGTAATCTGAACTTAGTCCAAGATAATATTGAAACCTTTTCAATTCCATTAGTTAAGAATCCATTATTGGATGGTCAATTAATTGAAGACCAAGAATTGGTAACTGGGCAGGACAATATTATTAATCACAAATTAGGTAGAGCTTTAAGAGGATGGATTATAGTAAGGCAGAATGCTGCGGCAGATATATATGATACGCAAGACAATAATTCTCTACCTAAAATCACATTATGGTTGAGAAGTAGTGCGGATTGCACCATTAGTTTATATGTATTTTAAGGAAGGAATGTAATGACTACTACAAATATGTTATTGGATTTGCCATCAGTTGGAGTAACGGTGGATCCAACCTGGGCCACCAAGTTAAACACAGCACTTACCACAGTAGATGAACATGATCATACTTCTGATAAAGGAGTGCAAGTTCCAACGGCTGGATTAAATATCAATGCTGACTTGTCATTGCAATCCAACGATTTAACCGAGATTCGTTCTTTATCATTAAATAATAACGTTTCCACTCTACCTTCCGGAGATGTCAGAGCCTTATATGCTTCCGGTGGTAATTTATATTATAATAACAATTCAGGAACAGCCATTCAGATTACCACAGGTTCCAGTTTAAACACTGGAGCATTGGCCTTGAATGTGTGGGAGATTCATGAATTGGCTGGCAACTTAACTCTGACTGGAGCTGAGTCTTATGTTTTCATTGATACTGACACTAGTTCTGGTAGGACTATTAATTTACCTCCAGCATCAAGTGTTACAGGCGGTAGATACTTTGTTATCAAGGACAAAACCGGAGATGCTAATACTAACAACATTACTATTTCACCAAATGGTTCTGATACTATTGATGGCGCAGCTTCTTCCACCACTATTTCAAGCAGCTATGGTTCTTTAATCATTGTTTCTGATGGAGTTAGTGCTTGGTTAACCAATGGTGCGACTGGCGGATTTATTCAATTAGGTGGAGACCTATTAGGAACTGGTTCCACAGTTACCGCTCCAAGAGTAGGCACACTAACTGGTATTGCTTCTTTGGTTACTATGTCCAACAATGTGGCTTTGAATAGTAGAAATGCAGCCAATAGCATTAATGTTAATTTAGCTAAGGTTAGTGGTTCTGATGTAGCTACTTATGGAGACAGTCAGGTAGCAGGCAGTTTGACTGGAACAGCTTTGACTTTAACAGCTGGCACGACATCTATTACTGCTACGGCTAATACATCTATTTCAGCAACCGCCACTACATCGATGACTTTGGCTGGAACTACTACTTCAGCATTAACGGCTGGCACGGCATTGACCTTAACAGGTGGAACCACGGCAGCATTAACGGCTACAGCAGGAGCCTTGACCTTAACTGGTGGAACAACTGCAAGTATTACAGGAGCGACAGGATTTACAGCTACAGCTACTACAGGAAATGCAGCAGTAACAGCCACGGCTGGAATTGCAACATTAAACGGTGGAACTTCTGCTGGAATTACTGCCGGAACTTTCATCTCTTTAGGAGCCACAACAGACGTTACTCTATCAGCTGGAGACGATATTACGCTTGGTGCAGTTGATGAAATTCAATTTGCTGGTAAAATGGTTTTTCCAGCTAAAGCAGTTACTTCTACACCATATACAGTAGATACTTCTAGCAAAGATTATGTAGTTCTAATTGATACTTCTGCTATTGCAGCATCAGTAACTATTAATCTTCCAACTGGAGTTACAGGTAGAGTTATTACTTTTAAAGATGTTGGTGGAGCAGCAAATACTTATAATATTACATTAACAAGAGTTGGTGGTGAATCCATTGAAGGAGTAGCCGCTAATTATGTCATGGACGCAGATTATCAAGGAGTTACTTTAGCTTGCTATGGTTCTGATTGGTTCATTGTAGGAACGGCTTAAGGAGTAAAATGAGTTTACACGAGAAAATTTTTACATCAAGCGGAACTTGGACTTGTCCAGCCGGAGTTAAAAGAGTAACCTTAATTGGTTGCGGCGGAGGTGGTGGAGGAGGTGGAGGCTATGAAATCACCAACGGCACTAACGTCTGGGCATCTGGTGGATCAGGTGGAGGAGGAGCCATGCTACGTCAAGTAGAGGTTTCTGTCATACCAAATTCAGGATATACCATTACTATTGGAGCGGGGGGCACTGGAGGAGCAGCTACTACAACTGCTTTAACTAAAGCAACCGATGGTGGAGACACTTTATTCTATCTAACTTCTACTGGAGGAGATCCGGTATTGGCTCAGTTCTATGGAGCTGGAGCAGGATATGCTGGTGGTGGTTCTGCTGGTTCCACTATTTTCCGTTATCATTTAGGTGGCAAGCCTGTTAGAATGACCGGAGAAGAAGATCAATATTCTATTCTTTGGCAATTAGATACTGGTGGAGACC